ACCGTGGCTGTGGGCAATGTGAAGATCGAGCCGACCGCCACTGCGATCCGGGCGACCAAGCAGAATGCCGGGGATGCAAAGATCGATCCTGTGATGGCGCTGTTCAATGCTGTGACTGTCATGTCTCTCAATCCAGCGAAGGCCGCTGACTTCTCGCTGACGTTTGTTTAAAGGATAAATTCATGCCACTACCCAAACCACATAAAGGCGAAGCCGAGCAGGACTTCGTGTCCCGCTGTATCGGTGCTTCCATCGATGACAATACCTTTGACAATACTGAGGCCGGACGCTCGCAAGCAGCAGCTGCCTGCTTCAGCCAGTGGCGGGATGCGAAGAAGCAGTGGTCGGATGGCACGCTCGGGCCACAGCGCGCCTATTCGACGCTGCAGATCAAGTCGATTTCCGAGCAGGATGCGCGCGTCATTGAAGGCATCGCCAGCACTCCGACGCCGGATCGCGTCGATGATGTGGTCGAGCCGATGGGCGGCAAGTTCAGTGTACCAATGCCGCTGCTGTGGCAGCACGATGCGAAAAAGCCGATCGGCCATGTCAGCTGGGCGGAGGCTACGCCGGAAGGGATCAAGTTTCGCGCGGTGATCGCCAAGTCTGCCGAAGCAGGCACGCTGAAAGATCGGCTCGATGAGGCGTGGCAGTCCATCAAGCTAGGACTGGTGCGCGCCGTCTCTATCGGTTTCCGCGCGTTGGAGGCAGAGCCAGTAAATCCGAAGGACTTTTTCGGTGGTACGCGTTTCAAGAAATGGGAATGGTTAGAGCTCAGCGCTGTAACCATTCCGGCGAATGTGGATGCGTCAATCCTAAACATTCGCAACTTCGATACTCGGTCCGCGACTGGGCATGGTGACTTTAACATTGCTTTTAATGGCGACAGAATTGTTTCCATTACGCTCGCGTCAGAGCAAACTGAATCATTGTCGGCGACACGACATTCATCCAAATCTGTTAAAGCTCAGGAGAGCAAACCTATGGCTATGAAGAAAACAATTGCGGACCAGATTTCCGCATTTGAAGCTACGCTGGCGGCGAAAGCCTTGCAGCGTGACGACTTGATGGACGTTGCAGCGGAAAAGGGCGAAACGCTCGATGAGGCTGGCAAGGAGAGCTACGATACGCTCAGCATCGAAATCAAGAATATCAACGACCATCTAGCCCGCTTGCGCGAGCGCGATGCGGAAAACAAGAAGCAGGCGGTCGAAGTGACGCCTGTGGTGCAAACCAAGAGCAACGGCGGCAGCGGTATCATCACCGTGCGTCAGCCGACAATCGAGAAAGGCACGACCTTCTTCCGCTATTGTCAGGTCATGATGATGGCGAAAGGCAACAAGTTTGAGGCGGCGAATTATGCCCAGCAGAACGACCGATGGATGCATGAAACTCCGCAGCTCGTGGAAATTCTCCGCACTGGCGTGAACGCGGGAACTTCGACAGATTCAACTTGGGCCGGACCGTTGGTGCAATATACCAATATGGCGTCAGAGTTCATCGACCTGATCCGCGCCAACACGGTATTCGACAAGCTGACCGGCTTCCGCCGCGTACCGTTCAACATCGACGTGCCGCGCATGACGGCAGGTACGTCAGTGAACTGGGTCGGGGAAGGTCAGCCCAAGCCGCTGACCAAGGGTGCATTTGATCGCGTGCAATTGCGCTTTTCGAAAGTGGCTGGCATCGTTGCTTTCACGCAGGAGCTTGTACGTTTCAGCAATCCTTCGGCTGAGGCGGTCATTCGTGCTGACCTGACTGCGGCGGTGGCGCAGTTCATCGATGAACAGTTCCTCGATCCGTCGAAGAACGAAGTGGCGAATGTTTCGCCAGCATCGATCACCTACGGTGCACCGACCAGTGCGGCGAGCGGTGAAACGGCGGCGGCGTTCATTGCCGATGCCAAGACTGTGATGATTTCCCTGGCTATCGACAATGTCAGCGCGGCTGGTGGATACTGGATCATGACGCCGGGACAGGCTGTTGCGCTTGGCTCGTTGCGGCATGCGCAGTCCGGCTTGCCGGAATTCCCCGACATTACGGTCAATGGCGGGACAATTCTCGGCTTCCCGGTTGTCACGTCCAACAACACGCCTTCCGGCAACGTGATCTTCATCGTTCCGCGTGAAGTCATGGTGGCGGATGACGGTGGCGTGAGCGTCGATGTCAGTACTGAAGCTTCGCTGCAGATGGATGACGATCCATCATCCGGCGAGCAACAGTCGGTTTCGCTGTGGCAGTCGAACATGATCGGCGTTCGTGTCGAGCGTTTCATCAATTGGCGGCGTCGGCGTGACGAGGCTGTCTATGTGATCACCGGTGCCGACTACGGCGGCATTGGAACTGGTACCTGATCTTTGGGGCAGGAGGCGGGGCGCAAATGCCCCGTTTCTTTCAAAATGGTCAAACAGGATTTCATTCATCTCGCAGAAGTCGCCATGTCGATCCGGTCGCAGTTCAAGCCGGACGATGAGGCGTTCGATCAGGTCCTGCACCGCTTCGAATGGGCGATCATCGCCAGTCCGGAAGGTGCCAAAGACTTCGATGGTGATGACTTTCGTGATATGGCCTATGGGCGAAAGTCGTTTGAATGAGCCTTCAACAAAACGGCACCAAGGTTGCCGTTGGCATAGTTGAAAGCCTTAAGAATCAACCGCTGACTTTAGCTATCTTAGTACTGAATGTTTTATTTCTGATCTTGTTTGGCTATGTCATGCGCGAAGTAAACTTGCGTAATGAGCGAATGGACCTGCAGCGAGAAACGATTATCAGGGAATTGACGCGCACTTGTGATGCTGTGCGTTATCGTCTGGAAGAATTACAACGAGGAAGGTGAACGATGAAACTGATAGCGACCAAGCGGCAGCGGTTCAGCGGCAAGGAGTTGAAAGCTGGCGACGCGTTTGAGACAACCAATTCCTATGGGCGAATTCTGATCAAGCGCAAGATGGCTAAACTTGTTGTCGAGGAAATACAACAAGAAAAGCCGAAGCGTTATAACCGGCGCGATCTGGTGGCTGAGGATCACAATGCGTCTTGATGTCTATCATCACTTTGACGACAACAAGGATTTGCTTACGCAAATTCTTGAAAAACTTAACACAATGGAGACGAAGATCATGGCTCTGCTTGACGATGTTGTGACCAAGGTTACGGAACTCGATACCGTAGAGGATTCAGTGGTGGCGCTGCTCACCGATATCAAGGCCAAGCTCGATGCGGCTGGCACTGATCAGACCAAGCTGGCCGCGCTGTCCGCCGAGATTGACCGGCAGAAGCAGAAGCTGGCCGATGCGGTGACTGCCAACACGCCGTCCGCCTGATGTCCAAAGGATTGGCATTCTGGATCTTGATGCTGCTGTGGCTCGTGCTCGGCATAGGTGGTCCCATCTATGCCGGGTATGGCGGCAGCATGATCCATATCGGCGGAAGTCTCTTGCTGTTTTGTGTCATAGCCATCCTCGGCTGGCAGGTTTTTGGCAAGCCTGTAAACTGATATGAAGCTTCCGCTTATCGGTGAAATCAGTTTCCGGCGCAAGCAACTCCCGTATCAACTGGAGAGTGCTGATCGCGGCTGGTATCCTGTTGTCAATGAGCCTTACACGGGCGCGTGGCAGCGCAACGATCCGCTGCCTTATGACAACGTATTATCCAACTATGCAGTCTATCGTTGCGTGACGCTGATTGCGTCCGACGTGGCGAAGATGCGCGTCAAGCTGGTGCAGGAGGATGCCAACGATATCTGGCAGGAGGTGGACAATCCTGCCTTTTCTCCAGTATTGCGCAAGCCGAACGGCTATCAGAACCATGTGCAGTTTTATCAGCAGTGGATGATTTCCAAGCTGGCTTACGGCAACACCTATGTCCTCAAGGGGCGCGACAATCGCAACGTCGTTACCGAATTATATATTCTCGATCCGACGCGCACCAAGCCGTTGGTTGCACCCGATGGCGGAGTTTTTTATCAGCTCTATCGCGATAATCTGGCCGGACAATTTGAGGAAAATCTTGTCCTGCCAGCCAGCGAGATTATTCACGATAGGAATGCGCCGCTGTTTTACCCGCATCTGGTCGGACTATCACCTATTTACGCCAGCTTCCTTCCCGCCATTTCCGGGTTGCGCATCCAGAGGTTTTCTGACCGCTTCTTCCGCAATCAGGCAAGACCGTCCGGAATTCTGACCGCGCCTGGGGACATTCCGCAGACCACTGCCGACCGAGTCAAGGAGCAGTGGGAGAGCAACTATGGCGGTGAAAATTTCGGCAAGGTAGCGGTGGCCGGGAGTGGCTTGACCTGGCAGCCGCTGGTGATCAACGCTGTTGACTCACAATTGATCGAGCAATTGAAACTGACGGCAGAGCAAATCTGCACGACCTACGGCGTGCCGACATTCAAGGCCGGTGTCGGTCCAACTCCGGCTTACAATAACATTCAGGCGCTTACGCAAGCCTATTACGCCGACTGCGTGCAGATTCACGTCGAGTCGATTGAGGCGCTGTTGGATGAAGGTCTTGGGCTGCTCGATGCAGGATTTGGCTCTGAGTTCGATTTGGATAACTTGCTGCGTATGGATACGCTGACGCAGACCAATGTGCTGGCTGAGCAGGTATCGCGCGGGATCACCGCGCCTAACGAGGCGCGCGCCGTGCTTGGATATAAGCCAGTTTCCGGCGGCGACAGTCCATATCTGCAGCAGCAGAATTATTCACTTGAAGCATTGAACAAGCGCGATGCGCAAGCCAATCCATTCACTCCTCCTGCATTACCCGCGCCGAAAACTCCGGCACCAGTAAACGCTGCGCAGATGGCCCGCGCACTGCTGTGGGACATTCGCAGAGAAATGATTGACACCAATGCTAGATAATACCGAGTTTCAAAAAGAATTTAGTGCAGGCATTGTGGCGCTAATGAAAGAGTGCGTTGCGCCGTTGCAAAAGAAGATTGCTGACCTAGAGGCGCGCGAATTGAAGCATGGCCGCGATGGTAAGGATGCCGATCCTGCCGAAGTTGCTGCGCTGGTGCTCAAGTCTTTGCAGTTGCCGAAGAATGGAAAAGATGGCGCTCCGGGCAAGGACGGGCAGGACGGCAAAAGCGTCAGCATCGATGACTTGCTGCCTAGCCTTACGGCAATGGTGGACAGCAAGGTTGCCGAGTTGTTTGAAAAACTGCCAGTGGCAGTCAATGGCAAAGACGGCGTTGACGGAAAAGACGGCGCGAACGGCAAGGATGCTGTTGCGCCAGATATCGCAGACGTTGCGGCGCTAGTTCTTAAGTCAATTCAAATGCCGAAGGATGGCAAAGACGGAGCTGACGGCAAAGACGGAGCGAACGGCAAGGATGCCGTTGCACCGGATATTGCGGACATCGCTGCGCTGGTTCTCAAGTCCATCCAGATGCCGAAGGATGGCAAGGACGGCGCGCCAGGAAAAGATGGAGTGGGTCTTGCAGGGGCGATCATCAATCGATCCGGTGAACTTGTCATTACCAAGACGGATGGCGGTACACAGAACCTCGGTATTGTGGTCGGTAAGGACGGATCGCAGGGTGAGACTGGTAAGGACGGCGTTCCTGGGCGCGATGGCTTTGGCTTTGATGACATGGAAGCGATGGAAGAAGGCTTGCGCTTCGGTTATCGCTTCCGCCGTGCGGATCAGGTCAAGGAATTCTGGTACAACAAAGCAACGCTTGCAGACTTCGACCATGAGATTTGGCGTGAAGGGATCACCTATCCGCGTGGTGCAGTGGTCACGACCGGTGGATCGTTATTCATCTGCAAGCAGGAAACGATTGAGCGTCCGGGCACCGTTGGTGGTGCTAAGCATTGGCGACTTGCGGTCAAGTGCGGACGCAATGGAAAGGATGGAGCACTAGGTCCAGCCGGTCCGATGGGTCCGAAAGGCCAGGATGGCCGCATGGTTGGGTTTGACGGCA